CATATTCGGTACGGAGTGCATGATCACTCATTGGGCAATGTTCGGCGGGGATTAGTGGAACGATTATATATGGTTGAAGTTAAAGGAGAACTTAAACCTACTCCAAAGCCCAACCCCGGAGCGTTCGGCCAACTATCCCGGTTCAACCGCAAACTTGGTGTTCATCTTCCTAAGACCACCCGATTGACACCTAAGGAATTCCTTGGGTTTTATACGGGTCGCAAGTTAGAGAGATACCAGCGAGCAGTTGAATCGTTAGAGATGCATCCCGTAAGGGAAAAGGATGCTTGGCTTAGCACGTTCGTGAAGGCTGAAAAATTAAATATTACAGCCAAACCCGACCCAGCTCCACGGGTGATACAACCGAGGGATCCTCGGTATAATGTGGAGGTTGGGCGCTTTCTGCGACATAGTGAGGAAATGTTGTTCAAGGCCATCAATAAAACATTTGGCGGTAGGACAATTTTCAAGGGACTCAGCTCTGATCAAGCTGGTGTCGAAATGAAGGAACTTTGGGATTCATTCAAGGATCCAGTGGGCATTGGGATGGATGCTTCGAGGTTTGACCAGCATATCTCCAAAGATGCATTGGAGTTTGAGCATAAGATGTGGCTTAGCATGTTCCCTGTTTCCGAGAGGAAGGAACTTGCTAGGTTACTCAGCTGGCAAATCAACAATCGGGGTCTCGCCCGGTGTCCAGATGGGGAGATTAGATACAAAGTTGAGGGATGCAGGATGTCTGGTGACATGAATACCTCTAGCGGTAATTGCTACATCATGTGTGCAACTGTGCACAATTGGTGTAGTGAGGTAAAGAAACTCAAGCATTTTCGATTAGCCAATAATGGTGATGATTGTATGCTTGTTGTGGAACGCTGTGATGAGGAGTCAGTTAGAGAGGGCTTAATTGAGTACTACACTACACTTGGGTTTACCATGAAGGTTGAACCCACTGTGGATGTGTTGGAAAAGGTTGAGTTCTGTCAGACTAGGCCTGTTTTAGTGAATGGAGCGTACCGTATGGTCCGTAACCTTCACCAGAGCATGTCGAAAGACTTGCATTCCCTTCATGACCTTGGAAGTCGTGTATCCAGAGAGGCTTGGGTTACAGCCGTAGGTACAGGAGGTCGGTGTATGAATGATGGGGTTCCTGTGTTGAAAGAATTCTTCAAACAGTTTCCAGATTACAATCTGGGGCTAAAGAAGAATTCTGATATGGCACAGAAATTGACAGAGGATTGGAAGTACAAGTTCAATCGAACAAGTGCTTTCCAAGATGTTGTGCCCTCTCAGGAAACCCGGTTCTCCTTTTGGCTAGCCTTTGGAATACTACCTGATGAACAAATTGCCCTGGAGAATGGCTTCAGCCCGTTGAGGGTTGATATCATAGATGTGCAGATCCAGGAGGAGGTTTCGCTCCTCCAGTTTTCTGGGGCATGAAAACTCACCAATTTCACCTTAAGATCGAGTCTAGATGGAAAATTCTGAAAATGTCCGTAGTGGTAGGCAAAACCGAGAG